TCCACTGTGGCTCAGATTTCTTTTGTGAAATATCGCGAACTACTTCTTCGTTAATTCCACGCTTGGCATTTTCGCCAGCATCACTTTTATCTGACCAACCGTATTCGTAGTTTCCAAGACCCTCTAACTCTGGATGTGCAGTACTCACTTTTGCCCCTTAGAACAGGTAAGATCTTGCCGATTTAAGAAATTATGGCACAAAAATACCATAGATCTATTAATTTCGGCAAGATCGTGCCGAAAATCTAACACTCCTTGTGTTAGGTTTTTCATTCCCCCACCTCGCTTAGTGATTCAACAACTAAATTATTTACTTCTGATTTAGACAACTTCTTGATAGAAGCAACTGGTGTCGAAGTTCTCCAAGTGTATTCGCCCTCACCCTTTGGGATAGCAAAGTACATTGAAAAGTTAATTTTACACTTCAAGTCTATAAATACCCACCACTCATTATCTTTCCATAATACACCTCGACCCTCGGCTGGATTACGAATGGCTCTCCGCCTGTCCATATCTAAAATGTAAAAAGTGCTATGTGCGGTTTCGACTCGATATAAACCTTTTGAATCGCTGTTTAACAATTCAATTTCTTTAGTCTTCATTCCCCCACCTCGCCCCTAGCAATAGTATGCCTATCTTTAATCATTTCAATCAACCCTTTTTTATCCAAAAGAATCACCACAAGCACAAGACCCACCAGCGTTTGGATTATCAATAGTAAATCCTATCTTCTCAATAGTCTCTACATAGTCCATAGTAGATCCCTCTAAATAAGGCATAGACATTTTATCTATTCTGATATCAAACCCAGTAGTATAGGGCATAACTATATCTCCTTCTTTAATCTCGTAATCAAAGTAGGTCTGATACCTTAGTCCAGAGCATCCACCTGGCTGCACAGACAATCGCAAAAATTGTTTTTTGTCTGGTGTTGTAATTTGTGATTCTTTAATTAGTTCTGCAACTTTCATTTCAGCAGCGGTAGTTAAAATCATTTGTTCTCCATATCATCATCCATTGCACCACAACTAACACAAGTTACTTGTCCATCTAAGTCTAGTTCATACTCGCAGGCATGTGTCATGCTTCACACATTAGACATATTAAGTTTCCTGATGGATGAGTTAATCCTGTTATAAACCACTTCAAACATCTTATGCATTGTATTTTAGTTAAATGATCCATCTTCTCTCCTTATCACCCTTTTAGTTTCGTTGAAACATATGTCACATATGCCTTTATATAAGTAGTCCCCCTGAATTTGTTTTTCTATATTTATTAGTTTTCCAGGAACATTTCCTTTGCAGGAATAGCAGTATGCATTAAACTCAATCAAGGGTATCTATATCCCTGTAGGGGCATACAGCATGCGCTAACTGGCAGCCAGTCTTGTGTTCTGGACTACATACCTTACATGTCTTAGGAGTGTCCATAGTGGGCTAACTCCTCAAGGCATGTCTCACACAAACAATCAAGTGTGTCTATTATAACGCTAGTCATCTCTGTCATTTGTGCTTCTTTCTCTCAAGGTGATGCAATATATTTAGGTAGGTGTTAATGGCTATTAACGATAGTATGCCTAATTGAATTAGATGCGATGTCATTCAAAGTCTACCTGTGTCTCAAAAATATCTTTTTCTTTAATTCTCCAAGCATCCCCAGTTAATGGATCTTCATTCCAATGATATTGCCAATAAGCATTACCTTCTGAGTCATAATCATCCCAACCCTTACCTGCAAGTTCTTCTTTCCATGCAACCATATCTATTTGATATAATGTAGACCAACGAGACGATAGCAAATCAGAAAACTTCCATGCTTTGGAATAAAAACGGTATTTAAATCCATAGTCCTGATCTTCATCTAAGTCAACAGCCCTTACTAAACAAGTACTACCAATAGAACTAATGTAGTTAAAGACCCATCTAAAAGGTCTTGGTGATCGATGGTTTACTATTGATATCATGAATCTCTTTTCCAATGCAAATAAGATCTAATATACACAACACCATAGGCAATCGCAGCAAAGATAAATCCATATTGGTTTGTAGTCAAAGCATATGCTACCCATAAACACTCATTAAATAACAGGACAAACCATCCCCAAAGAGTTTTCTTTCCAACAAAATAAATACCAGATACGCCAATGAAGGCAAGCACCCAATGAGCATAATTATTAATTAATTGTTCCATATACCTAGTATACCTTAAAGTCAGGGTTTAGTCAACTTACTGTGTCTTACCTTTGGTTTTTACCCAAGTACCTATCCTGTTTACCTTAACTTTATCCCTTAGTATCTCTGCAAAGTCAGTATCTATTTCAGATCCAAGGTACTCTTCTCCCGTTTCAAGGTCTGTTAGTTTCCATTTTTTAGGGCATTTAGTATGAATAATTAAATCAACAGGATTGTCAAAAGCCTCAACCTCAGAATTATCTTTTAATATTCTTTTTGTCACTTTAGGAAACAGGTCCAAAGGATAAATGAGTAAAACATACATCTGCAATAACATAGTCAGCATGATCTACAACCACATCGTAATGGGTTGCGGCTTTATCGCAAAAAAAACATTTTGGGTTTTTCATATAAATATTATAGCACACAAAGTGATATAATAATTGTATGGAATCAGATAAAATAAAAATTATTAAAAACTTTATTAACCAAGAAGATGCTCAAAAGATAATCAATTACATTAATGAAGGCACAAATACTGCTGTAGACTGGCTAAGCGATGGCTCTACTCCTAACTTTGTGTATCGTCCAAAAAGATTCTACAAAAGGCGTATGGGCTTAGACGATCTACAGCCAGAATATAGCCCAGAACGATCCATTAGTAATTTGCGTGAGATAGAGGGTTTAATTAAAAACATTATCAAAAATTTGAAGTTAGAGATAAATAAAGCCTTTAGCGACCAAGATAAACTATATATAAACTCGCTATGGCTTGCAAAACATTTAAAAAATGACTGGTTATCTCTTCACTCTGATAGAAAAGGATACAACTCATGGTTTCATTATAGTTCCGTCCTGTATCTAAATACAGTTAAGTCTGGTGGAGAGTTATACTTTCCATCATTAAACCTATACATTAAGCCTAACATTGGAGACCTTGTAGTTTTTTTGTCAGATGGAGAAGAAATGACTCACGAAATCAAGATGACTAGTGAAGAAAGATATACTGTTGCGATGTGGTTTACTAAAAACCCTGCAAAAGAAGTAAAATTTGTATAGTCTTAGTATAAAAATAGAATGGTAGACTGTTATCATGGAAAACACAAAATTGTCAACTAATTTAGATGCTACTACTTGCACAGGCTCTGGTACAACAGGTCACAAAGAAGCAGAATACAATAACATAGGGTTCTCCCCATGCGCTGAGTATGTTGCTCATAAAAGCGACACCCCATGCAATGTTCTTAACGATAAGCCAGTTATAGAGGTTTCTAAAGATCCGCATGAGTGTCAATGTAGAACAGATTCATGTCCTTGTGGCGATTTTTTATCTCACAAAATATCTGAACCTTGTACTGTTAAAGTATAGTTTTAAAATTCGGCGCGAAATAGAGGTAATAAACCTTCCTATGCCCTAAGAGGGCACTATGGTTTACAAACCTTCATATGCCGACTTAAACTCTCATGAGCAAAGATACCCCATCTAATGTCCCATTCTTTCTTACACTTAGGACAGATCACTGTTCTCATCCAACTCCTTATCCCAAACAATAAAACATTTAGTGCAAGTAATACCCTTATCCCTCATATACCAGGTATGGGAGCATTTTTTCACTTATTATATTTCCAGTCTACCCATAGGTCAAAGATTCGCCCAAGAAGTATGCCAAGGATAAGTCCAAATAAAAACATTGTCATGATCTAACTATAGCAATTTTGTCACGGTATGTCAAGTATAATAACCATATGACCATCCTATATATACTATACAACCCTATATACAAGGCTATTAAGATAGGGATATCTGATAAACCAGGTAAAAGGTTTGCAAGCCATAAGGGCTGGATCTTAGTAAAGTATTGGTCGTTTTTCGAACGGGATAAGGCAAGACAGATAGAAACTCTAGTAATACAAACACTTACTAAGAAGTATGGTCATTATCTAAGTAAGGAAGATATGCCACAAGGGGGATATACAGAAACCTTTGATGCCTCTAAGATAACCAGAAAGAAGTTAATTGCTTTAGTCAATAACATAGTCAACATGATCTAATGGAGTAGGTGCTGTTATTAGACATTTGCATTCAACACACTCTGCGTCATCAAGAAGGTAGTAGGATATCTCATAGGTTTCTGGATCAAAGGCTGCTGTGATACGCAAAAGTGTTGATCCACAGCAAGGACATTGGGCTGTTGGGATGCCCCTTAAATTTAGCATAACTCTATTATTTCATAGGTTTTGGGGTTTGTCAAGCAGATAAGGCAGATAAAAGGTTCATCGTCTGATTTGACAAAAAGGTTTTTACATTGAACACAGGCTACTTTGTATGCTTCCATAGGTCTATAATATCATAGTTATGCACATGGCTTGATAGGCAAGATCCTAACACTCCTTGTGTTAAGTTTTTATATTAGATAAGTCAAGAACTATGACTAACATGAGACTCTTGAGGGTATCTACAGATATGACATAGATAACCTACTTTGGGATATTCTGTGTATACTAATCTATCGCATCTACCACAAGAGATTAAGGTTTGACCCTTAAGTAAAGATTTATACTTTGATTTGTAAAACCTCATAGTAACAAGCCATACAAAGATTATCAGGAATAGTTCCATAGATAAAGTATAGCAGGTATAAAATTTCGGGGAATCAAAATAAGTCATCATAATCCCCTATAGTAGATATACTGGATATGCCAGATATGCCAGATAAGGCAAAGACTGTACCGTTTTTTATATGCGTCTTATGAAAGATATACATAGAAAGATATGATGGTTTGATACTAAATATTGTGGTTTGGGATAGTTATCCACAGGTTTATATGGCTTAAAGGTTTGTGGTTTGATAGTTATCCACAGGTTTATCCACAGATTAATCTTACTAATAATATTATTAGACACACTAGAAGTGGAGGATAGTGGAGGATAGTGGAGAATGAAGCACTTTCAAGAAGGCGTTCGTAATACCATGACGGACAAACCTCAAACCCCAAACCCCAAACCTCAAACCTCAAACCTTTAAACCCTATAACCCGATTGCCAATGATACCACAGACATAATGGTTTGTCAAGCCCATATCAAACCTTAAAACCACATAAAAAAATCTCCCAAAACCAGGGAGAAATTTACTCTTATCGTAATGTTATTTAAAGAAAGTATTATGAT